GTATCTGACAAGGTATCTGAAACTGTATCTACAACTCCATCTGACACTGTATCTACAATATCGACTTTTCAATCTCGTCAAACTAGAAAAAGAGAAGTTGTACTACCATTAGTAAAAATAGGTGATAAAAACATATTAAATTTTACATCAGATTGGCAAAAACTATTTTCAAATATTGTATTCTCTTCTTTAAATTTTTCATTCCAAGCAAAGGAAGATACATTTGATAAAACATGGAATCGATTATTAGAATTCTTTAGAGATTCAAAGTCAAAGGATTTTATAAATAACATTGATACATTTAAGCAAATCTATGATGAATTAGAAGAACTTTTACAAGAAATATCTTGTAGAAAAAGAAATCTATTAAAGTAAAAACAAATATCTTGTTGCCATAAGTACATTTTAAAAAGTGAATTTAAAAATAAGTAATATATATTTTTAAATGTCAAAGGAAAAACAAAAGATCTTTATATATATAAGTGACATTGCTGCTTATATTGGACAAAACAATTATGATTTCGTTACTCCATTTGAACGTTTATGGAAACGTTGTGATGCAACTGATTATAATCAAATCATTACATCAAATAAAAATGATTTAGTAAATCTACAATTAGAATTAAAAACTTTAGAAAAAGAAAAAACTTTATTAGAAGATGATTTAAATCAAAAACGTATTACAAAAAGACAATATAATACATTAGTAAAAAAAAAGGATGATCAAATTATAAAGGAAGTTGAAAAAATAGAAAATTTAGAAACTAAAATTGATAATATTGATTTAAATCAAGAACAAAGATTAACAAAAGTTATAGGAAAAGAAAATATTAACAAAATAAGATCGGAAAAAATAGAAACAAGTGATAAAAAGGATAATATAAATGCACTATTAGAATCAATGGATATTACAGAAGATAAGCGTAAAGTATTAAAAAAAGAATCTGAAAGTTTTATTAATAAAACTCATGGAACTTTAAAAGAAGATTCTGCCATAGAAATGTTTGAAAAACGTTTTGATATAAAGTTAGATACATCTCAGGCTTTTTACAAACAACGATTAAAAATTTCTGATTATTCAAAGTTTGATTGGTATATAGGTGGAAAAATGGATGGTATATATAGAGATCCTAATGGAGAAAAGGAATCTTATATAGTAGAAGTAAAAAATAGAATGCGTGGATTTTTTACTTCATTGCGAGATTATGAAAAAACACAAATCCATATTTACATGCATTTACTTGAAGGTATACCACTTTCAAAATTAGTTGAAAAATATGGAAATAAGATAAGAATTACAACTATATATAAAGACGACGAATATCTAAGAAATATTTTAGAATATTTAAATATTTTTATTACAAATTTTGAAAAAGATTTTTTAAATAATACACAAATCAAAATGAAATATGTATCAGGTGATACACATGATAAACAAAAACTCTTACAAAATTTATATTTAAATGAAATTAACAACAAAATAAATCAAAAAATTAATGATATTAGTGACAGCGACAACGACGAATGCTTAATTGATGATCTAGATTAACCGTATACTAAATATATCTTTTTTGTTTTTTTCATGTATTTCAGACATTATTTGTTTATTTATATATTTTTTTTTTAGATGTATATATTAATGAGTCTTTTAGAAAATAATTTAGACAGGGTAATAAAAACAGTTTTTTCAGGTTATCCAAGAGCACCTTGTACTTATTCTATTTCATTATCGAATGATTTAATAGAAAAAAACATATCGCCATTCCAATTATTAATGAAAATATTAGTAGATGGAGCAAAGTTTTTATATGGAGAATTTATAACTCCTGATCAAATATCAGATGAACAATTTGAAATGTTGAAATTATACATGGAAAGCCTTGGATATTCTATTAAATACAATTATACATTTCCAGAATTAGATGAAAACATACAATTTACAGAAAAAACAAAAATAATAAATATATGGTTTGAGAAATATAAACACAATATAGATTGTCATGGGCGTATTTTAGTATAAATTAAAAAATGAAATATATATACAAAAAATATATATATAATGTTGGATAAATTATGCACGGATGTATTTTACGAATTAAGTAAATATTTATCTTTTAAAGAAATATGCATAATAAAAGGATGTAATAAAGGGTTAAAAAATAAAGTTCTTTTGTTGGAAAAAAATATAATAAAAAATCATTTAAATTTGTATTATAAAAACGAATTATGTGACGAATCGTATGATAATGTAAGAAATAATAGTTTAGATAATTTCTATCATTTTCTTCAAATAAATATGAATAATTTTTATAGTAAGAAATTAACAATTATATCAGACAACTATTTCATTAATAATTTGTATAAAAAAATAATGATTTATTGTTTACAGAATAACTGTAATATAAAAGGGTATCCTTATTTATTTGATTTATTTATTTTTTACATGTTATTAAATGTCGATATTTATAATAATATATATAATAGTTATACAATACATTTTTTAAATTTATCAAGACCTAAAAGGTATATTTACAATGATATTTTTTATAATCTTAAAATAAAGTTTTATAGTTATATTAATTCATATATACACAATAGATTAATTATAGTTGATTATGATACATTGGTAGATATATCAAAATACCTTACAAATATATGTATAATAAGAAGAATTTTTACGTATAAAAAGATAGATTTTTCATCAACTAAATTATATCATTGTTGTCATTATTGCGCTTTTAAAAATTTAAAAGAAATATGTAACATAAAACGGCTATATTATAAAGACGCATGCATTTCTGAAAATTATAATAATTTAAAACGTTTTTTATATATAAAAAATAGAGATTATTACAATTATCTTTTAAATAGAGAAAAAATTGTAGTAAATGATATAATTTATGTAAAAAACCCTATTACTAACAAGAGAATGAGAATAAATGGAACACTTTATAAAAAGAAAATGTTGGAATTTTATAGTTTAGATTACCATATTTATAAAAGTATGGATAATTATATCAACGATAAAAGATGTTTTTTTATAAAAAAATATTTTAGTTAACTAACTTTTGTAAAGAATGTAATATTTTTACTTGTAAACATAATTTATCATAATTTTCATTATAATTTTATAGATTTATTAAATTTTCTAAAAAAATATCTTTATTGTATTTATTAATTATTTTTACATGATTTCTATCAAATGTAATATTTATATTATCAAGTAAAAATTCTACTCCTTGTAACATAGTAGCATATGATATATTTTTTAAAATATTAAAATAAAAAGAATCGATATTACCAGATGTTAGATAATACATAAAAAAATTTTTAACAACTCTATATATAAAGTAAATATCATTACGCAACATACGTTTATCTTCATTATTTGCTATTTGAACAGTAATCAATTCAAAAAAATCAATATCTGAAGGTGTATTGTTTTTTAAAGGTAATAAAGAAAGAAAGGTAAATATGTCATTAAATAACAACATGAATTTATGTTTATATGTTTTATTATATTTTGTCATGTAATTTTTATTAAAATCCTTTGAAAGTAACCAAAAATTACTAGCTGTACAATAATCATTTGTATAAAAATATATATTGTATATTATATCATTAGGAATATTACTTGTATTCTTTATTTTCATATATTATATTAAGAATATTTTTAGAATTTGTATTTAGAATTTGTATTTATATAAGATCAACAGAAATTATATAAACATTAATATTATTTTTTTATACAAATTATAATTATATCTAATTTATTTTATTCGGTCAAAAAGCATTTTAAAGGATACATTTTCATTTTGATCATCATAATATAAATCATTTTCTCTAATTTCAGTTTCAGTAAATACAAATCTACGTTTATCATCAAAATTATCGTTTTCTACATTTTCAATATTTTCATTTTTGACATTGTCTGTATTTTCTACCTTTACCGACGCTGTCGATAGACGGCAAGGTACATTTTGAACATTTTCATTTTGAATTTTTTCGATAGACGGCAAGGTAGGTGTAATAGTTTTCTTTTGATTAAAAAAAAGATAAAAATTATACAATACTCCAATTGTACTAAAAATAGTAACAACTCCAATAGTTTTTCCTAATCCTTTTACAAAAGATGTTGTAAAATCGTTACTAAATGACATTTTATATATAAAATATGAAAAATATAAATTTTCATTTTTTTTTCAATCATACGTGCATGCACGTATAAAAAGGAATACTTTTTTAATGAAAAAGTATAATGAAAGACGATATTAAAATTCGTTTAAAAGATATATTTATTTCGCAAAAAAATTCAGGATATTTATTTGATATTATTATAAAAAAAATTACAACAAATTATCCAAACTATAGAGATATCCTGATGGAATATATTGGGACTTATAAAATGAATATATTAGATTTACAAGAATATATATTTAATGATAACGTTGTTTCTATTTATGAAAATAAAAAGGACTTGGAAGATGTTTTAATAGATTTAAACAAAATTACAGTAAGTAAATTTGAATATTTATTATTAAAAGATTTAGAAAAAAAATACAACTATGAAAAAAATAAAATTAAAATAGAACATCTAGTACCATATGATACCTTTGTTGATAGACGGCAAGGTACCTTTACCGACGCTGTCGATAGACGGCAAGGTACCTTTACCGACGCTGTCGATAGACGGCAAGGTACCTTTGTTGATAGACAGCAAGATACATTTGATGTTAAAAAAGAAAAAGAAATAGAAATAGAATACAAAGAATCTGTTTCAGAAGACAGATACAATGAACGCTACATTCATTTTATGTCAAATGATTGTTATAAAAAAGATAAAATGTATAATTGCAATATTTCTATAGATAATTTAAAAAGTATAGATTTACAATCGATATATTTAAAATGCGACATGTACAATATAAATGAATACAACAATAAATTTTATATAGTTGAACAAAATATAAAAACACTTATTACTTTACCTATTGGATATTACACTATACAAAATTTATTAGAATGTATAACAAAATTTACAAATTTATCTTCAATCAATAAAAATAAAGATTACGTATTTAAAATATTTTTAAATATCTTAAAAAATAAAGTATGTTTTACTGTAAACAATGTATCTAATGTGTCTTCTAACAATAACAATATTCATACTTATTCCGTTCTTTTTATAGAAAACGAATATAATTATAGTTTAGGAGATATATTAGGATTTAATAAAAAGGTATATACAAATAATTCTATATATATAGCAGATGAATCACCAAATACAAACATATTTGAAAAAATATACGTTCAAATTTTTTTAAATGAAATTCCATTAATAAAATACGAAACTACAAAAAGTAATTTTTTTTATTATGATATATTGCATTTAAATATGGAAAAGGATTTTGGAAAAGTTGTATCATTTTCATCAGAAAATAATCAATATGATATAGATCAAGAATTTAATTTAAAAAAGATTGGGTTTAAATTTAATAACAATTGCGATTGTAATTTTAATTTAGATAATTTAAAATTCGAAATACTAATGCGTTTTGAATTTTGTACCTAATATATATTATATATTTATGATTTTTTATTTATTGAATCTTAATAAGTAATGAATTTAAAAGATGAGTATTGTAATAAATTTAATAAGAAATTAGATCCAGAAAAATATTGTTGTATATGTTTTAGAGATTTATACTTTTTACAAGAACCACAAGAACCACAAGAACCACAAGAACCACAAGAAGGCAAGATATTGACATTAGTAGATGTAGAAAAATTTTTTTTTATAGATGATTATATTCCAAATAATTTATTAATTAAAAGTTGTTGTAATGTACATTATATTTGCATTGAATGTTTAAGAAGATGCGTTAATAATTATGAAAACCATCCTATAAATGAAAGTGAAAGTCATATATATTGTCCTTATCCATTTGAAGATTGTCTTACATCAATTGGATTTAAAAATATATTTGAACATCATCTTATTCGAAAAATATGTACATCTGAAAGAGAATGGTTGGATTATTCTTATCATGCAAATAAACATGCATTTCCCGGATTCACTATTATAAAATGTCCAATGTTTACATGCAATACTGATATATTAATAAAAACAGAAAAAATAAAAAATACATCTATCGGAGAACTTATTATAAGATGTTCTCAAAATCCTAAATGTTCTAAACGTTTTTGTTATTATTGTAAACAATATATATCTTATTATTCAAATATTTGTTATGATTGCAAAACATCTTATGAAAATGAAAATCCAAATGTATACAACTATTATATCAATAAAATTATAAAAGATTCGCCATTAGAAACAGAAAATACAACAAGAGGTACCTTTACCGACGACGTTGATATACGGCAAGGTACCTTTACCGACGACGTTGATATACGGCAAGGTATA